TCATTGAGCTACAGCTTGCAAATAAAATAACTGCGCTTAAAATGACAGCTACTAATCCATTCTTTTTCATTTTCGTTAATTTTGAGTTAATAATTTATAGAGAATTGTTTATCAGTGACCCAGGAGGTGTTTGAAGACCGTTATACTATGTTATACATAGAAATATTTAAAATCCTGAAATCCCTGTAAAAGACGGACAAAGATAATAAATATTTTCAAACTGTAACATATCGTTTCGGTTATATTTACATCAGGTGGACATTTCGTGGACAAAAACCTTATCTTTGTACACGAACAAATAAAAACGACATGGCAACAATAACTTTGAGTTTATCCGAAAAATTCGACACCCTAAATCGGTCTGAGATATTAATGCGTTTTTCAGTAAGCCAAACGCAAAGATATAGAATTAAATCCGGACTGTTTGTATCTGTCAATCGTTGGACTAAAAAGAATGAAGTTTCTATCCCAAAAATTGAAACTGAGGAGCGAACGCTTTTGATTGCATTAAATACAAAATTAAGCGAGTTGAAAAAACATGTTTTATCTGAATGTGAAAAAACGGATAAAAAAATCATTTCAAAGGAATGGCTAGAAACTTGTGTTGATACATTTCACTTTCCCGAAAAATACAAAGTTGTTGCAGTGGAGCCTACATTTTTTGAAACATTCTCTGAGTTTATTGATAATAGAAAATTGTCTGTCGGACGGCTCCGTTCTATAAAGGTATCATTTCGGTCACTCCAAAGGTATGAGCTGTACAAACAAAAAGAGAATCCTGCTTATACGCTAAAGTTGAAAGAGGTTGACGAAAAAGTACTTTCTGATATTGATAAGTTTTTCAGAATTGAAGATGAAATTTATAAAAAGTTCCCTGACATTTGGGTTACTGTAAAAGAGAGTCGGCTGCCGTCCCCTCGTGGACAGAATACAATAAATGATATGTTCGTAAAAATTAGAACGTTTTTCCTTTGGTGTGTTGAAAATGAAAAGATAAGTGTAAGCCCATTTAAAAAGTATGCTATCGAAGAATCGGTTTACGGAACACCATACTACATCGACATAAAAGAACGCAATCAGTTGTATGCAAAGAATATGGCAAAATTGCCGAAGTTAGCAGTACAGAGAGATATATTCGTTCTGCATTGTTTGATTGGTTGCCGTGTAGGTGACTACTACAAAATGAAGAAGTCAAGTATTATAAATGGAGCAATCGAGTACATCGCTAGGAAAACAAAAGAAGGTAGCCTTATCACGGTTCGGGTCCCGCTGAACTCAATTGCTTTGGAAATTATAGACCGGTATAGGGACGATGAAAGAGAATCGCTAATGCCGTTCATTTCAGAGCAGAAGTATAATTTGGCAATAAAAGAAATGTTCACCTTTGCTAAACTTACTAGAATGGTAACGGTTGTCAATCCTACCACAAGGGAAGAGGAAAAACAACCGTTAAACTTAATTGCATCCTCTCACCTGGCGAGAAGATGTTTTGTTGGAAATCTTTACAAACAAGTGAAGGACCAAAATTTAGTCGGGTCTTTGACAGGCCATAAGGAAGGAAGTAAATCTTTTGCACGATATAGAGAAATTGACGAAGAGATGAAAACTGATTTAGTCAATTTGCTTTTGTAACATTTTTATGTTTCAAGATTGCAAACTGTGGGCTTTCAACTCCAAACATCCACCCTTTCCCTGTCATGATCCATTCTGCAGAAACACCGAAGTCCATTATTAAATAAGAAACCCAAACGAGTTGGAACATGTCTGACTCAGGGTTTTTTCTTACAGTGTTTAAATTCCAACGATTGATATTGTATTTATCAGTAAATGTTTTTACCCCTCTTAATTGTCGTTCTGAGATAAGTACATCAATCGCTTCGTAAAAGCGGTTGATGATAGCGATGCTTTCAGGATTATTCATTGTTCATATTTTTTTGAAGTTCGTTTAACTCTTCGAGGAATACACCCAAATTAGTATCCTCTGCCCCATTTTGTACAAAAGATTTGTCAAGTTCTATCTTTGCATTTTGTACTTCGTTTGAGAACTCGATTACAGTAAGATTATTTGCTAGAGCTTTCTTGTATAGTTGTAGCAATGTTTCTAATTGTTGATTTGTCATATATTTGGCTATTTTGAAAAGTTGTTTCTATTTGAAAATTTATCAAGAACGTATTTATTTTTGTTCACTTTATTAGATGTTACAGGGATTCCGTTTATTGTTATTATAGAAACGGAAATATCATATTTATTTTTTCCGAAGCTATCCGGCATTTTCACAATATCGAAATTCTCGTTGAATCGCACCTGCCCCCAAATTGAGATATTAGAATCACCATCCTCAAAAGAGCATTGATAAGTGTCGTAATACTCTGTTTTGTTATTTCCGTTTTTTGACTTGATAATTTTTTTAATCTCTGTTTTTATTGATAATGCAGAGATGTTTTCTGAAAAGTACATTTCTTGAATCCTATTTGCAAAAATAGTATTCATGTACATCTTATCTTTTGTTGAGACTCCACAACACACGAAAATAAATAAAATTGAAATAAAGAAGATTGATTTTTTCACACTATTGTTTATTTAATTGATTTTCAAGAAGAGATATAAGTCTGTCAATTTGCTCGTCCTTCTTATTTAGGCTTTCCGCTTGTTTTTTCATTATTTGAAACGCCGACTCTAAATTCAACTCGTTTTGTGACTTAATGTCTAATTCCTCTCTCAAATTGTCGTATAGAGACATTACGTAGCCTTCACCATATTTAGATATTAGAATTTCAACCTGTTCAGGTGTTGGATTTTTCCCACTATTCTCTATAGCGGAGATATTTGGTTGTTTGCAACCAAGTAAAATTGCGGCATCTTTTTGAGTTAGCCCCTTTTCAATTCTTAATTTTTGGAGGTTAAACATATAATAGTCAATTAATTATAAGCAAAACAAATTATACAGTTAATTATACTTAAATATCATTGATATATCAATGATATATCAACTAAATCAGCTACTTTTACACCATAGTACAAAACTATTAAGCACAAAGATAATAGTTAGTGATTGAAATACAAACAATAAACCAAATAAAATGGAAAATATGACATCCGAATGTCAGTCGGTTATCAATCTGACAGGATATTATTCAAAACTTCCTAGGGCTGTAGCTCCAAAAACTGATTTTGTAGAACGAGTTGCAGAAAAGACAGGAAAGAATATCGCTACAGTAAGATTATGGGTTACGGGTAAAACTAAGCCATCAGACCCTAAAGATTTAGAAACGTTAGCTGAGCTAACAGGTATTCAAGTTGAAAATCTATTCAAATGACAGAGTTCCATACAGACCCAACATCGGGAGAAGCGATGTACCGAGAAATAGGTGAGCCAATTATAAAAGAGTTATCGCAAAAAGATACTTCGATTATTGAGGAAAGGCTTGAATACAGCAAAACGTTTTATCCTGAGCAATATGAAGCTGTTAGTGAAGAGTACAAAAAGAGTTCTAATAACAAAGCTTATTACGATTTTTTAAGAGCTCGAAGAATAATAAACTGTTGCTTCGGAAAAAATGACAGTAAGCCGGACATTGACGGTGATGGAAATACAAATTTCGAGTTAGTTGACTGTCCTATTATTGCAGAGTGCAAATGGTATAAAATAATCTGTCAACCGAAGTTTAATAGTACTCTTTCGGATAAGGAGCTGATAGTAATGGAGAAGTTTTTTAACGGACATAAAACAGAATCAATCGCAGATGATTTATTTCTTTCAATTCATACAGTAAGGAATCATAGAAGAAATTCACTTCAAAAATTGGGATTGCATTCTTTGATTGAATTTCAGGATTTCGCTCACAAAAATAAACTATTCAAATAATGGAAAAGGACACAGTATTTAATTACGAAACATCACATGACACCGCTAAACAAACGATGTCGCACACAATTAAACCGTTCACGGTTGTAGTAGATTGGAAAGAGAAGACAATCAGAACCATGAAGGGTGAAATTCAAATTGAGTTACTTAGTTTTAAAAATGATGATTTTAGTTTAGCTCAATATGAAAAGCTGTTATTGACCGTAGAAGCAAATGCAAACGATCTTAATAAATTTCATAATGATTGATTCAAATAAACCTCTTTGGCAGTTGACCGTCGGAGAGTTTTTGGAGTTGCAAAATTCGGCAGCTCCAACAGAGGTTAAGGAGATTGTAGAAGATTCTTACCTTAATTCAAAAGAAGCTCAGGCTTATTTGAAAGTGAGTGTTACTACTCTTTACAGGTGGCGAAAGGATAAATATATCAAGTTCGAGAAAAAGGGCGGTATTGTTAGATTCAGAAAAAGTGAATGTGACAAGGTTTTAAATCAAGTATTCTAATCAGCCGAAAGGCGCAATAAGGACAATATGAAAATAGCATTAAAAAAACTAACATTACGGAATTTTAGAGGGGTACACAGCGAAAGCTTTGTATTTACTGAAAACGAAACATTCATTCACGGAGCTAATGGAACAGGGAAAACAACTTTGTTCGATGCATTCATTTGGTCAATGTTCGGTAAAGACCATCAAGGGAAACAAGACAATCAACTAAAGACATTCGACAAGGCAGGTAAAACAGCCGACAAAGCAGAATGTGAGGTTGAAGCAATACTTTCTATTGACGGAAAAGAAACTATCCTCAGAAGAGTTTATGCAGAGAATTGGGTTAAGCCACGAGGTGAAGAGTTTGAAATTTTCAAAGACAACGAAACTCGTTATCATGTCAATAACGTAAAAGTAAGCAAAGGAGAATATGACCGCAAAGTTGCTGAGTGGTGTAATGAAACGGTTTTCAAATCAATTACCAACCCTGCTTATTTTCCAAACCTCAGTAAAGACGAGCAAAGACGGTTATTGTACGAAATGGTAGGCGGTATCACCGATGCTGATATTGCCGGAGATAATGAGTCATTCAAACAGGTTCTTTTGGACACAACAGGAGTAACATTTGAAGCGTACAAAAAGGTATTAGCTGCAAAAAAAGCACCTATAAAGGACGATTTAATAGGTATTCCCGAAAGGATAGATGAACTAAAAAGAAAAATTGTTGTAGTTCCTGACTATGATCTGCTGACAGCAGATTTATTATTCGAAGAAGCTAAAATGACTGTCATTGAAGGCTCATTGGGAGATGTTGCAACACGATCCGAAAATGAGAATAATAAACGGCTCGAAATTCAACAAGGAATCAATAACCTGGAACTTGAAAACCAAAGGCTGTTGAATTTAGAAACTGCAAAAAAAACTCAGTCAATTGCAACGCTCGAAGCAAAAATTGTTGAGATTGAGAATAAAAGCAAAACAGCAGTAACAGCCGAAGCCACCCGCAAAGAAAAAGTTGCAGCACTCGAAAAACAAAAGGTTGAGAAACAGTCTGAGCTTGCTGAATTACGCAAGGAGTGGGTTACGGTCAACGCTGAGCAATTAGTATTTGTCGCAGGAGCGTTTGAGTGTCCCGCTTGCAAAAGAGCCTTGGAAATGGACGATATAGAAGCGAAGCAAACATTACTCACCAATAATTTTAATGTAGCAAAGGCCTTAAAAGTCGAAGGTAACAAGAAAAAAGGGAAAGCCGTAAATGTAAAAATAGCCGAAATCGAAGCAGCTATTTTGGCTATCAGCGAACCAATAAAAGCAGAATCGTTTCAAGGGTCAAGTATTCAAGTATTGAAAGAGCAAATTGAGGAGCTTAAAAACTCAACGGTTGTAAAACCCTCTTTAGTTGTTGATAATGAAAGAGCAATTGTAATTCAAAAGGGTTTGTTGACTGAAACAGCCGGAGCAGGTGGAAACTCAACAGTTTCTATCATTGAAGAAAAAAATGCTCTTCAATTGGTAATTGATGAATTAAAAAAGAAACTTGCATTGAAAGACGAGTTCGAAAGGACCAATACCCGAATTGACCAATTAGAGAAACAATTCAAGTCTCTAAACAAAGAGTTGTCGATATTGGAAAAGAAAGAGTTTGCTCTGAAATCTTTTGAATTTTCAAAAAGTACTGAGTATCAGACTAGAATCAACGAGATGTTTGAGTTTACTAAGTTCAAACTATTCAATCAGCAAGTTGACGGAACCATTGTCCCAACTTTTGAATGTATGGTTGATGGTGTTCCCTATTCAGTTCTGAACAATGCGATGCAGGTTGGAGCAGGGTTTGACATAATCAACACTATATCTAAGCATTCAAATACATTTGCACCTATTTGGGTCGATAACCGTGAGAGCGTTTCGTGGATTCCTGAAATGGAAACTCAGATTATCAATTTAGTGGTTGACATAAGAGCAAAAATACTTACTGAAAGGACCGTTCTATTAGCTCAAATAAAGGCTGAAGAAGAAGCTGCAGAAAAAGCAAGAGTAAATAAGTTATAGTTTATTAACTATTATTTATCTAATAAGTGATTGTATTACAATCACTTATTAGTATCTTTATAGAGCAAATAAAAAGAACAATTTAATTCAATAAAAATGGAAGAGCAAAAATCAGTCGCACTCACAAGAGTGGACGTATTAAAACAAATGATGTCTGCGGACAGTGTACAAGAACAGTTCAAAAACGCTTTAGGTGCGAACAGTAACAGTTTTGTTGCATCAATGATTGATTTATACGGTGGAGATACACAGCTTCAAAGTTGTACGCCTAAATCGGTTGTAATGGAAGCTTTGAAAGCAGCAGTTATGAAATTGCCAATCAATAAGGCTTTAGGGTTTGCTTACATTATTGTTTTCAACAATAGCGTAAAAAATCAAGCTACAGGAGTTTGGGAAAAGCACCCTACCCCAACATTCGTACTTGGATATAAAGGGTACATTCAATTAGCAATGCGTACAGGTCAATATAGGTTTATTAATGCTGATGTTGTCTATGAAGGGGAACTTCAAAGAGAAAATAAATTATCAGGAGAAATAAATTTGGAAGGCCAAAAAACATCTGATAAAGTAGTCGGATATTTCGCTTATATAGAGTTAATTAATGGGTTTAGTAAAACTATCTATGTTAAGCTTGAAAACATGGCGAAACATGCGAAACGCTATTCCCCTGGGCTTAGAGCTAAAAAAGAAGTTACCGTCCAAACATTAATGGCTTTGGGTAATATCGAACAAAATACAGGAGCCGTTGGATGGCTTGGAGATTTTGAAAGCATGGCATTAAAAACATGTTTGAGAAATGTAATTTCTAAATACGGTTATCTATCAATTGAAATGATTGATGCCATTTCAAAGGACAACGAAGATGCTGAGGACACAAGAGATGGAGCGGTTGCCGATGTGAACCCAACATTACTCGACATTGAAGATGCCGACTTCTCAGAGATAAAAGACGGAACGGTCGGAGCAGCACCCAAAGAAGTTGTACCACCTGTTGAAGAAGAAGACCCTTACAAATAATTGAGATGCGGAAAAGCAGAAAAATGAAAGACATTTCAGGGCAACGGTTTGGAAGATTAGTTGCTCTAAAATGGATTGGTGTAAATAAAAATAGTTCATCTATTTGGCTTTGCATTTGTGATTGCGGAAATGAAAAGGAAGTAATTAAAGATGCGTTAAAGACAGGTAGTACGAAAAGTTGTGGATGTTTGGATATTGAAACTAAACACCTTAATAGATTGAAACATGGAGAAAGTCATAAATCAAGATTGTATGAGATTTGGTCAGGAATGCGCAATAGATGTAATTGCAAGAACCGAAAGACATATAAATATTATGGTGGACAGGGAGTAACTACAGCTCCTGAATGGGATGACTTTATTGTATTTAAAGAATGGGCCTTAAAAAACGGGTATTCCGATACACTTACAATTGATAGAATTGAGTCTATTGGAAATTACGAACCATCAAATTGCAGATGGATAACAATTCAAGAACAACAAAAGAATAGGAGGAAAAAAGGTACATGCGTTTAACTGTTATAAATTCAGGGAGTTCAGGTAATTGTTATGTTATTCAAGACGAAGAAGAAGCAATTATTTTAGAAGCGGGAATGAGTTTGGCGAAAGTCAAACAAGTTCTTGGGTTTGATGTAGGGAAAGTAAGTGCGGTACTTATAACCCACGCACACGGAGATCATGCTAAATATGCGAAAGATTTTGAAAATGTTTTTCAAGTATATGCTAATAAACATGTTATTGAAACTAGAGGTCTAAAGTGGACAAAGGAAATTGAAGCAGGAAAAGGGTTTATGTGTGGAAATTTTAAAGTACTACCATTTCAAGCACACCACGATATTCCATGCGTTGGATATTTTATCAACCATAAAAAAACAGGAAATATAATGTTTTTGACTGATAGTTTCCTTTGTGATTATAGTTTTAAGAATATCAAGCACATTCTTTTGGAATGTAATTATTCAGATGAAGCATTAGCCGAAAGTGTAAAAAGAGGGTTGCATTGGTCAGTAAGAGATAGGGTCCAACTTTCACACATGGAGCTACAAACAACAAAAAAGGTATTGCTACAGCAGGATTTGAGTGAGGTTTACAATATTGTGTTACTTCACCTTTCAAGTCAAAACAGCGATCCTAAATTAATGTTTGACACAATCGCAAAAGCTACAGGTAAACCGATAGTAATTGCCCGAAAAGATTTAGAATTAGAATTGCACAATCAAATTTATTAATCATGGAAATTCTTATTATTGATATTGAAACTACAGGGTTTTTAAATCAGGGCGGGAAAATAGTAGAAGTTGGTATAATTTCTCTAAATCTTGAAACCGGTGAAAAGAAAATATTATTTGATTCATTGGTTCACGAAAGACCGATAACGCTTGCAGAAGTTGAAAAAAGTTGGATAGTGGTAAATGGATATTTGACTGTCGAAAACATCCGAAACTCGGAAGAGCTAAAAAACAAAATCCCCGAAATTAAGGAGATTATAAATAGCTATCCAAACGGAGCTACAGCGTTTAATAAAAGTTTTGACTTTGATTTTCTAAAAAGCAGAGGTATAAACTTTCCAAAAGAATTGCCGTGCCCGATGATTTTATCAACGGATGTTTGCAAGCTACCAAACCGAAACGGATATGATAGCTATAAATGGCCCAAAGTAGAAGAAGCTTGGAAACACTTTTATCCTGAGATTGAATATGTAGAGCTTCACCGTGGAGCAGATGATGCATTCCACGAAGCAGATATTGTTTTAGCTCTTTATAAACTAGGAATTTTTAAACTAAATTAATCATGGAAACTTTATTCAACGTCGAAGAATTTAATCAGCCAATTGAGCAACCGAAGCCATTCAAAGCCCACCACGACAAGAACGGCAAGTTTGCTAACAAACTTATCGCAAAGGCTGACAGAGAGGAAAGAAGAGCCAACGGAGAAGCTAAAAGAAACAGTTATCTATTGTCTATCATTTCAGGTATGTCAAAACAGCTCCGTTGGAAGGACGAACGAATTTTAGAACTTGAATCAAAGTAACCAAACAAACACAAAAAATATGAATTTAAAAGTAATTGGAATAGTATTTCAAAAAAAAGAACAACCAAATATCTTTTTTATAGAAGATTGGGTTAAAAGAGAATATGGGTTATATAAAGTTATTGATATAACCGGATTTGTCCACTTAGTCAATTATTCGAAAGATAAGAACGGAGTAGGTACAGTATTCGAGATGCCTTATCCAATTGAATCAGAAGAAAAGGAAACGGAAATCGTCAGCGAATTAAAAACAGCAGACTGCTCTTTTATATCCGGTGATACGCTTTTGAAAGCATTAGCTATTGCTCAGAATCCTGAGTTAGCAGTACAACTATTAAACAAATAATTAAACTGCCGTAAGGCGCAAAAACAAAGTATTATGAGTAAATATTTAGGCTTAGAGTATGCAGACCTACAGGAACGCAAAATGTTTTTAAAAGACAATTGTGATACAGTAGAGGATATGGGTTACATGAAACAGTTTAGCCCGGACAAAGTTGCTGAATTAAAAGACCGTCTAGCGGAAGTGTCAATTGAAATAAATGACAAAGAAGAAGAGCTGAACGATATTAAAAAAACGTTCAAATTCGGAATGGACCCGCTGAAAGAGGAAAAACAACTTTGTCTTAAAGGGATAAAAGAACGTGCCGAGTATATCAATGAAACGTGTTACACATTCATTGACCAAGAAGACAAAGCAGTTAGGACGTACAATTCAGAAGGTACGATGATTTCGGAACGACCTGCAATGCAAAAGGAATTACAGGGAACTATTCATCAGGTTTTAAGAACAGGAACACATAATTAATTCACAAAAAAAAATCAAAAAAATGGAAACAGAAAAATTTCAAGTAGTACTGAATGAAGGACAAACAGTATTGACAGTTTTAGAAGGTAGAGCTCAGAACATTTTAGACATTAAGCCCCCTATCAAAATCAACCTAGTCGGAACAATTGGGTCCGTATTTGAATTTTTGCAAAGGCGCTTCGGGTCAGAACAGTTTGACCCAAGCAGATGCCATGTTACTATTGACAGGGAAAATGTATCTATCTCACTTGTAACAAACGAGCATGACGAGTACACGATTGGAAACGTATCGGGCAAATTGGAACAGCATCCAAAGTTTGTTGCTTTCGGAATTAACTCAGGCAAAAGATGGGCTCCAAATGAGTTCGGTCAGTTCTGTAAAATGAACAGAGCATTTTTTACAGACAAAGCAAATAACATGAAGTTGGTTACATTGCTGAAAAACTTTGAAGCTTCAATTGATTCTAAAGTTGAGCAGCAAAAAATTGAAAACGGTTCTACAAAAGACAATAAAAGCTCAGTTGTAAACTCAAATTTGCCCGCTAATTTCAGCTTATTTATCCCACTATTCAAGGGAGTTCCTGCTGAGGAAATAGAAGTTGAATTTGACTCAACTGTTTCAGGTGGAGAAATTACATTTCAACTTTGCAGTCCAGGAGCTAACCAATCATTTGAAGATGTTCGGGACAGTGTAATTGATGTTGAAATTTCAAAGATTAGAACAATTGCTCCAAATATTGTGATTATTGAAAAGTAAGGAAGTTATGATTTATTAAGTCATATTTCACATATAAAGTGATTGTTATACAATCACTTTATATTATCTTTACACTTTCTAATTAAAACAAACGTGTGACAGCGTAGATATATTTATTTGCCCCTTATTCTCTAAAGTAGTCTGTCACCTGCTTTTTTGGATTTGGGGCATTTTCGTACACTAATGAGAACAATTGTATTTAAAAAGGATAAAGGCGAAATTGTAGATAAAGGCAATTTATATCATCAGTTTGATAACGTCCTAGAAACCATTAAGAATGGGGCTCACGAAATTTCATTCAATAAGCCGAAACGAAATGTTGACCAAAACGCCCTTATGTGGATGTGGTTTAACTGCTTATCCCAAGACACAGGAATGGAGCCACAAGACCTCTACAAACACTACTCAGAGCTGTTTCTATTCCCACATTGCACATACAACTCAGCAGGTAAATTCAAATCGGGTGGAACTTCAACACTGAAAACAAATGAGTTTGCAGACTTCCTATCTAAAATTCAGGCTGATGCAGCAATTGAGTTTCATAATCAGTTACCCACTAGGGATGATCTAAATTTTGCAGACTTTCAAAATCAATACGAACAATCATGGCAAGGACAGTAAAGAATAATTGTGAGTATTTTCCACACCTCACAACAATGAGAAATCATAAAAAGGTAAAAGCATTACGCAATAAGTTTGGTCAAGTTTCCGGCTATGCTTTTTGGTCAATGTTTGTGGAGTATCTAACTGAGCAGGATGGTAACGAAATAGAAAATTCTGAAATGGAATTTGAGATGTTTGCCGGAGAACTTGGAGTTTCTGTCACAGAAATACGTGACATGATTGATTACTGCTTAAAGATTGAACTTTTATTTCTAAGCGATGAAAATTTCATCTATTCAGAGAGTTTAAATGAAAACTTACAGCCTGTTTATGATAAGCGGAAAAGAGCAAAAGAAAGTTCAAAAACACGGAAAAGAAGAGAAAACGGCAATTTCTGTGACAGTAATACCACAGGTGTTGACGAAACTGTAACAGAAACTCCACAGAGTAAAGTAGAGTATAGTAAAGAAGAGAAAAGGAGAGAAGAGGGAGAGAAAGAAAAGCCCACCAAAAAAAATCCAATAGTCATAAATTTGGAACCTTTCAGAGATAAAATGCTTATCCCTATTTCTGAATGTGAAACTGAAATGATAAAAGATGAAATTACGTTGAATAACAATGCAATGAAATATCATTTAAACCCTGATTTGATTGAGGTAAGAGAATGGTTAGTTGAATTTTTCTCAACTCAGAGAAGTGAAGGTGTAACAGAAGTAACCCTAAAAGATAGCCGTTCATACTTTTCAAGATGGCTTAACAAACAACTCATAAACAAAAAAACAGATGGACAGAAAGTTAGTAACGTTGGTGAAAAACCAAATATCATTGCCAACCGTATTGCCTCAAATATCGAAAGACTTGCAGCAGAGGATAGCGCTCGTCAGAGAGAACCTGGGCAATTACGGGCAGTTTGTTCTTAGGTTCAACCCTGACATTCAAAATTCGATTGCCAATCTTAGGGCCGGATATGTTGAATGTTGGAATATGAAATACCCTTCTTTGAATTTAATCGGTCACACTTACGGAAATGAGCAGGTTGTAGAATGGCTCAAAATTCAGTTCTTTGATTTAAACAATTTCGTCGGAGTTAAGGAAAAAATGAGCGACAAGCAGTTGACGGATGTAGCTAATTTATTTTATTGCGATTGTTACAATTTGAATATCTCAGAAGTGGCTTTGTTTTTCCTGAATTACAAGCTTGGCAAGTTTGGAGAGTTTTACGGAATTGTTGATCCCTTGAAAATAATGACGGCAAAAAACAAGTTCCTAGCTGAGCGAATTACAGCCCTGAACCGAAACAGAGAGAGAATGCAGCAAGAAAGGGAAAACGAGCAACGAGATAACAGGGAGCAGATTAAAAACGCTATCCTAGCACACAATGCAGAGAAACGAAAGAAGGCATTGAATACAAAAAAGAAGTGGTTACGAATGGATTTAATCAGATAGGATGAAACAAGTATCAAATAAACAGGCAGCTAAAAATAGAACCTTAGCCGGTATCAAAAAAAAACTACCAAAGCAGTGTACTGTTTGCGGTAGAGTGGCAGATGATTTAATGCATATCCTTCCCAAATCAATATGGCCGGAGCATTACTTGAACCCTGAGAATTTAGTTATCGGCTGTCGGGAGCATCACAATGAGTTTGACAATTCAATGAATTTTAGAAAACTTCAAACACATTTGTATGAAAAAGTTTACTCTTTTGATAAACTTGCAGCTAATCGCTATTTCGGGATGAATTAAACGGCTTAAGTGATTGTATAACAAACATTTATTAGTATCTTTATAGAGCAAACAAAAACAATTAAAAACAGCATTATGGACATTGAAAAAAAAGTAGTCCCTGCTCAGATGAACAGGATTCCCGACTTCAAAACATTACAGGAAGCAATGGAAGACCCAAAGCTTAAAGAGTTTTTGGCAAAAAGGATTCAGTCAGTAGCCAATCTTAGAGGGGTAAAAAGAAGCCCCGCAAATTATCTGAAAGAACACGGCATTCTGAATATTAGTTCAATCACGTATGAAACTATTCTAATCGCTGAAAAAGTATCAGACAGACCCCCTGCAGTACGCAAATACATCGAAATGATTTCCCACAATGCAATTGCAGACATGCTGAATTGGTATGTGAAAGGGGGCGAAGATGCTAAAATTTAAAGAGTCTTTTGATAATTTAGATGTAGCAATTACCGATTTGAGTAATGCGATTCAAAAAGACGTTTCCCCTGTATTTGAAAAAATATATGAAGTAATGAATAAACTAAAAAAGCAGCCGAAAATCAAAACCCATGTTCTTTGGGTTTCCCCACGTTTCCCCCACGATCATCCAAGAGCAGGTGAAGCAACGTATTTTGTAGATAAAATAGCTATTGCCCTATCACTTGCATTGATAAATGAAAATGCTGATAATTTTAGTGCAAAGCTCCATACTTGCCGAGCTGACTCCAAAAACAGCAAAAACAAGAAAGGCGCTTATGAAGAGTGGAAACGAAAGATTGACGAAGTGAATGCCGGCAAAGCAATCCTATCATTACGGATGTGGTCGGGCAGCCCTTACAACTCCAAACATGACGGCAGCCAACCTGTAGAAATTGCTCAGTTCAATAAAGATTCAGGCATTGGAGTTCAGAAACTAGAATTTACAGAAGGTTGTATTTGCAGTTTTTGCAGTATAGATGGACGTGAAACTAAAATAGTAAATGTAGCAATCAATGATGGTTTATCTTGGAGCAGCTTCAAAGCATGGTTTCGCAAAGCGGACCTATCAAAACCGATTGCAATAATTCAACTTACCAAATTCAGATATTAAGATGACACAAGAAGAATTAAAACAAATAATTATTTCAGGTTGTAAATTCAGGTATAAATCTTACAATTTTAGAGCAGCAAAAAGAGAATTTATTTCAACATTAGATTCAAGAGAAATTCCTGAATATGAAGAGTCTGATAAGTTATGTTCTGATTATATGCCGAAAGAACTAAAGGAAAAACATTTAGTTTGGCGTGAAGGTTGGCTTAGAAAAGTAGATTTCCAATCAAACGGAAACATTTCTCGCTGTATAATAGGGAAACACTTTATGTATTCAAAATCTTTCACACTTGAAGATTTCGGAGAGTCTGTTTTTCCTTTAGATTTATAATAAAAACCGCTATGAACGCAGTAACATTAATCAACCCAACAGGAGAAAAGAAAGAGCTTACAAATGTAGAGTTCTTTGCATTGAAGATTGAGTTTTCAAAAGCAAAGGCCTACATTCAATGGGCTACAGCAAATCAGCGTACCTGTTGGACAGTATGCGACGGAGTTCAGAAGTTCAGTCCTTACGCTGTTGATGATTTCCTTACTCACTTAAACTACATAGTTATTCACAATTGAACAATAAGCAAAATGACAAATTACGACATAAAAAGATTAGCCCTAGTTTTAGCTGTTCAGGCAGACATAGAAGGAATGAAAGCTTTCAACAAAAATAGAGAGTTAAATGGTATGTGTGTCGGGTATGACGAAGCGCAATTCTTTGGCAAAGCAGAGGAATTACGAAATTTAGCAGCAACACACGACGAACAATTATAATCATGGCAATATCACAAACGAATTTGAGCGCATTAATTGCTAAAGGGTTTGATCCCGAAAAAATGAGTAAGTACGAGAGTGCAATTTTCTTACTCCAAAACATGTCCAACACCTTACGGCTCGAATATGACGAGTATATGAAAAGTTGGGGATTTAAAGGAAAGGCATCAGCAATGACATTCGCATTGAATAGGGACACAAAAACATACCTCGAATACGTCCGGAGTATGATTCACGAAAACCAAGAAAAGAATTTCTTTATTGATTATCAGGGTTTCGATACTCAGTTCAGAACCTTTGCAAATATTGAGGATTTAAAAGAAAAAGGTAATGAGAAACAAACGGCTAAATAATTCAATTGAGATAGCAATTTCAGCAACACTGCTGATTTTAATAATATACTTCAAATTATGTTTAAAATAGAAGAAACGAAGTTTGTCCCACTTTACGACGATGCTGTTTTTATATCTTGCACCGTAAAGGACAATGAAACAAGTCTTATCACAGATTCAAAGAGAATTGACCACGCTTGTATAAACGTATTCCCTGGCGAATATGATTTCAAAGGAATTACTGAAACGCAATCAGGGAAAGTGGCAAAGCTTGAACTGCACGGAGAAAACGAAATACTATGAGCGCAAACAGTGGATTTAAAGTAACAACGGCTACAGGGCTAACAGGTCAAACAAAGAACTCTGACAGCTTAGTAAATGGAAAGATTTGTGTCTACTTAGATGATGGGTCCAAAATGATGTGCAACCCTCGGAACTTGAAACAAAAAGGATTTATTGATTAATATTATGGAAGATATAGAAGAAGTTGAAGTTTGGAAAGACCTACCTGAATTTGAGGGGTATTATCAAATAAGTAGTTTTGGAAGAGGTAAAAGCCTTGAACGTAAAGTCGTAAAATGGGATGGATTTAGAACTGTGAAAGAGAGAATTTTGAAACCAACAGATAGAGGTCGTGAGTATTTATGTTTCAATTTAGCGAAACTAGGGATAAGCAAAAGATACGATATTCATGTTCTTGTGTGTATTGCTTTTCATGGATTTATTCCTTGCGGACATGATTTAGTTCCAAACCATAAGGATGAAAACAAACAAAACAATTATGCTTCTAACTTTGAAATTGTTTCAAGCAGAAAAAATATATCGGAAGCATTTATGAATAAAAAAACGAGTTCTATTTATACAGGAGTAACGTGGGTATCAAAGAGTAGCAAGTGGGTTTCATGTATTACTGTTGGATGCACCCCCTATCATCTTGGATATTATAAAGATGAAATAGAAGCGTCTGAGATATATAAATTAGCCTTGAATAAAATTGAAGATTTGACTTTTGAAGAATGGTATTTAAACCTTAAAATAAATCAAAACAAAACATCTGAATTTAAGGGTGTTAGTTGGTGCTCAAACGTAGGAAAATGGAGAGCGCAAAAATGTTTCAAGGGAGTTAAGTACAACCTTGGGTTGTTTGTAAATGAAATTGATGCAGCTAACGAATATAAAAATTGGAAATTATAGTTATAAACAATTAAAAAGTAAAATGTCATAATGAAATTAACAGTTACAGGCCATATAGGTCAGGATGCTACAGTCAAAGAATGGAACGGTCAGCACTTCATTGCGTTCTCAGTTGCAAATACAGAGAGCTACACAGACGGTCAAGGAGTAAAGCACGAAACGACTGAGTGGATTTCCTGCTTGAAGAAAGTAAAAGAGGGTAGCGGACTTGTCCAATACATGAAGAAAGGAACGAAAGTTTTTGTTGAAGGTGCACTTTCTAAAAAGATGTTTGAGAAAGCCGGACAGCGAGAATGTGGATTGAATTGCAATGTTTCGTATTTAGAACTACTCAGTCCAAAAGCTGAAAATTCTGTGCCGGCAGAGCTAAAGGCTGAACCAAATCCGATTGGCTCACCTACACCCCCACCCGTTCCCCCTGCAGGAGAAGGAAGCGACTTACCGTTTTAACCATGACAAAGGAAGATTTGATTATTGGAATAGACCCCGATACAATAGCAAGCGGTGTTGCATGGCTCTACACAGAGGATAGAAGACTTGTTTTGCAGTCAATGGCATTTCCTAAGTTATTGGAGAGCTTACAAGGGCTTAAAAAGAGTTGTTCCCAAAACGAGAAAACACTGATTGTAATAGTTGAAGCGGGTTGGCTTAATAAATCCAATTGGCACAAAGGTTACAAGGATGGAAAGACAGGGGCTTATGTTACCAACTCAGGAAATGTAAACGAAGCTATTTCAAGGAAGACAGGAGCCAACCATGAAACAGGTCGAAAGATTATTGAAATGTGTAACCATTACGGAATTGAAGTTCGCGAACAACTCCCACTTAAAAAGATTTGGGCGGGTCCTGATGGCAAAATCACTCATGCTGAGCTTTCATATTTCACAGGAATAAAAGAGCGCACTAATCAAGACTGTCGAGATGCTGCACTTATTTCGTGGAATTATGCCAATTATGCAATAAAAATGAAAGTTTTCGGCAAAAAGTGATTGTATTACAAACAGAATGTGTACTTTTACGACTCGAAAGAACAAAGTAAGGCAAATATCACATGCGAGTGACATTAAGGGAAAACAGAAAGTCGCAAGCCTGACGTAAGTACCTAAGCTTTATTTTACTGTAGTTATGCTTTATTAAGTATAATATTGCAGTTAATTAGTTGATTATGAGTACCTTTATAGAAACAAATTAAACAACTACAATATGCAAATCGCTACAGGTAATTTTTCGAATGTAAAGAAATATCAAGCTAAAGGGTTTTTCCCTATCTCAATCGCATTAAGTGCAAAGTATTTCAATGGCTACACATACGCAGTTCTAAATCCTGAATGGGGTTATATGAATGATGCAGAACCTAGCTACACACAAAAATTTAATAAGGGATTGGAAAGGCTATCTGCTCAAAAAGTGTATGCTGATTTAATCGCTGCTTCAAAAGGTAAAAACATTGTTTTGTTATGCCATGAGAAAGAAGGTGATTTCTGTCATAGAAGCTTAGTTGCACTATGGCTTACTAAAGAATTGGGAATTGAAGTTTTGGAGTTAGGCAAAATGGAAGTTCCGGTTTTAATAAACACACAGACAGCAATGTTTGTATAGTACCTGCGGGGTAAGTGTTACGGTAGCATGTTACGTTCCCAACGTGAATGAGTGGTTCAATTCCACACCCCGCTCAAAAATGAGAACAATTAAAAAAGGATAGGACTATTTCAAACAGTGCTGTCCTTTTTTTCGTAAAGTGTAATTCGCAAATTAAAGGATATGTTTAAAGGAACGACTCCGCAGGAGGTAAAGATATTATTGCAGGACTTAATGAAGGACACCGCACACAATAAGAAAGATGTTTTTATTGGTTGTTCGGGAAACTTCACTGTAGATAAGATTATGTCAAAGCTAGGGTACAATGTGCATTCAAATGATGTGTGTTTGTATTCAAAATTGATTGCTGATGTAATGTTAGGAACAGATACGGAGCTAGAAGTTATCAATCCTGAGCTAAAAGTGCTATTTGATAGTTGGCAAGATTCAAAGTATAAAAAACTTATTCAGATAATGTTCACAATTAGATTGTCTGATTATGCACCGTTGAAGAATGACTATCAGAGAATGTTCTTTGATTCATGGATGTGTCAATCAGAACAATACTATACGAAGACTATAGAAAAGTTTGAGAAAGGTGCGTTTGACTTTAACATTAAGAGCTTTGAGTTCTGCGACTTCGTTGACTTCCTAAAAGCTAAAAACGGCAAAGGTGTGGGTATCAGCTTCCAGCCTACATACAAGGCAGGTTATGAGAAGATGTTCGACTACGTTGAGAAAGCCTTTAATTACGAGAGAGCAGAATATAAAATGTTTGACCCGAAGGAAGGCAGCTTGATTTTTCAAGAGTTGTTGGAAGCAGACGAAAACATTATTTACTCAGACAGAGAGTGGCCGGAGCTTATGAAATGGGAATCGGGCGTTGTGAATTTGGGAGCCGGTAAACAACCATTGTTTTTGTACTCTTCCATTGCAGGAGAGAAGTACTATTTCCAACGAGATAAAAAGCAGGTTCAATCTACCTTAACCGTATTACCCGCAAACTACGAGTTTACAAAGCGTACGGTCATCACAGTAGGACTTTGTTCGGTGAATGATATAAACTACTTCAAAGCTTTTTACATGGCTAACAAGGTCAATTATACGACAGGCGGTGATATGGGTCTTGCATTCTTTGCAGACGGTAAGGCTTTCGGTTTTACTTCATTCAGCAAGATGCTTTCAACTATGGAATTAATTTTCATGCAAAGTGATTTTGTGGCAAACACTGACACAGGCAAGCTGAGCAAATTACTTATCATGTTGACCCGATCCACAGAAGTACGAAAGGTTATTGCAAGAAAGATTGCAAACTACTACGAAGGATTGAAGACCACTGTCTACACTGAGAGCGCAATATCAATGAAGTATCGAGGGGTTTACGAATTGGAGCGCAGAGATAAAGGAAAGCTGATGTACGTTGGCAAATTTACAAATCAAACATTAAAACAAATCTATTCATTATGGCTGGACAAGAATTACAGAAAGAAGTAACCGAAAAGAACGTTGACGAAATCAGGGAAAAGCTGACTGACATCAACATTTTAATTGCTCCCTACAAATTGGCTTATGTCAGTCCTACAGGTGATTGCCTTTCACTACAGAAAAATGCTCACTTCATGGACAAAGGTACATTGGACAAATTGGTTGACAATGTATCGAATGACGGCTTTCTATCTCAATTGCCTTTTGGTATGAAACAGAATGCAGACGGAAAGTACTTGATTTTATCAGGTAATCACAGGCTCAAAGCTTCTATAAAGGCACATCTCGAATACATCTTAATCTTATACATTGACGAGGTAGATAAGGACACACAGCTTGCTTATCAGCTTTCTCATAATGCTTTGGTTGGTAAGGATGACGTACAGATGTTGCAAGATATTTACGCAGAGATGAAAACCATTGAATCTAAAGAGTTTTCAGGATTGAACGGCTTACAGTTCGTTGATATTGAAAAGCTGCAGATTGCTTCTATTGGTGATGCTGACATTGAACTTACAGAGATGAAGTTCTTATTTATTGAGAATAAGACCAACGATGTAAAGCGTGTCCTCGCTGAACTTGAATCGCAAAAGCTTGGTGAGAATTGCAATATCGTTGTAGGTTCATTTGAAGAGTTCATTAAGACAATGACTGAGGTTAAGAAGGCTTACAACATTAAAAGTAATACAGTTGCATTTGGTCGAATGATTGACATTTGCAATGAGCAACTACAACTTATTAAAGCACAAGAAAACTAATGAGAACAGGAAGACCGAAAGAAGATATTTATCAGAAGTATGTCGCAGGACATGAAGAAACGATTACTTCTGATTGTAGGAATGGAGCAGACAACGCAGGGTTAGCGTTACGGCTTGGGTGTGGACTTACTACACTCAAAAGGCTTATAAGAGATTACCCTGAGTTTAAAAAGTTGGTGAGAATAAACAAATACGATGCTGACTTAAAAGTTGAATCTTCACTTTATAACAGAGCTTTAGGCTATGAAGTTGAAGAAACAACTACCAAAGTTATTGTGAACAAAGACGGTACAGGTACGACCACCGAAGTGAGTAAGACTAAGAAGCATATCGTTGCTGATACGACCGCCTGTATATTTTGGATGAAGAATAGAAAACCCGAAGAGTGGAGAGAGAAACAAGAAGTTGAAGTTTCCGGCAACCCATTTGAAGAATTAATGAAAGCTGCAACTGCTAAATAATGGCTAAGAAAACGAATGATAAAAAAGCAAAAGATGATGAAGCAAAAATCATTCTATTCAAGTCGTGGCAAAATGATTGGAATAAATTTGTACGTGAAGTCCTGAAAGCCCGATTAGATAAGGAACAACAGGAGATTATCAGCTCAGTACAACACAACCCAATGACAACAGTGGCAAGCGGAACGGCAAGAGGTAAAGACTTTGTTGCAGCATGTGCCTGTTTATGTTTCTTTTACCTTACCCCTAAATGGAATGAAGACGGCAATCTGATTGAGAATACAAAAGTTGCAATGACAGCCCCAACAGGTAGACAGGTTACTAATATCATGGTTCCCGAAGTTAGAAGACTTTTGAGAAATGCGGGTTGCCTTCCTGGGCGTGTAGTTGCCGGAGATATTAGAACAGACTATGAAGAGTGGTTTTTGACAGGATTTAAGGCTGATGATAATAATGCAGAAGCATGGTCCGGTTTCCACGCAGTAAACACAATGTTCGCAGTAACGGAAGCAACAGGCATTTCAGAGTTGACCTACTCGGCCATTGAAGGGAACTTGCAAGGTAATTCAAGATTACTACTTGTATTCAATCCTAACATTACGACAGGCTATGCAGCTAAAAGCATGAAGTCAGCACGTTTTAAAAAGTTTAGATTAAATTCATTACATGCTGAAAATGTAGTCAATAAGAAAGTAACAATCACAGGGCAGGTCGATTACAATTGGATAAAAGATAAGGTTGAGAGTTGGTGTTCACCTATCTCTGAAAGTGAATTGAATGAGGGTGAAGGAGATTTCCACTTTGAAAAAAAGGTTTACCGACCAAATGATTTATTCAGAGTAAAGGTTTTGGGAATGTTCCCTAGAATATCGGAAGACAACCTTATCCCTTACGAATGGATTGCTTTAGCAAATGAACGTTGGCAGCTTTACAAAGATACAGGTTCGTTCCCAAATGTTCCTGTTCGGATTGGTGTTGACGTTGCAGGAATGGGTAGAGATGAAAGTGTTCTTTGCCATCGGTTTGATAATTATGTAGACAGATTTGATTCGCACCAATCAGCAGGAAAAGCCGACCACATGCACGTTGCAGGGATGTTGGTTGCTCCACTTGGGAAAAAGGGTACTTATGCCTTTATTGATACCATCGGAGAGGGTGCAGGTGTTTTCTCTAGGCTTATCGAATTAGGTTTATTCAATGCTGTTTCGTGTAAGTTTTCAGAAGGAGCAAACGACATGAACGACATTACAGGAGTTTACACATTTGCCAACATGAGAGCGTATTTATATTGGTGTGTAAGGGATTGGCTCGACCCAAAGAATAAGTTTCTACCATGCTTGCCACCATGCGACAAACTGACTGAGGAAGCCACAGAGATAAAGTGGAAATTTCAAAGCAACGGCTCTATTATCATTGAACCGAAAGAAGACATCAAAAAAAGAATAAAGCGATCCACCGATTATTTCGACCCGCTTGCAAATACTTTTTATCCTACCGGCTTAGGATTGCAAATGTCAGATGACGATTTACTAGCAGACTTATTATAAAAACTAATCATATGAAAAAAGAAAAGAAATTGCCCAAAGCTGTAGAAACTACAACCGTTGCGAATGCTGTATCTTACCTTAAATCAGCCATTAGTGGTGGCTCTGAGATAACAGGTAATTTGGCTATAAATGAAGTTGAACCAACCGAAAACAAAGTTCGTGCTGTTGCATATCTAAAACAGGCATTCAAGCCCGAACCGATTTGTTATTCAAACCGTCCTAACGAAAACGGTGAATGTAGAAACTGTAAGAAAATTCATATCACTAAATAAAAATTATGACTCTAATCGAGATTTTTACAAAAGACCGGGATATTGCGAAAATAATTGCAGACCTGAAAGTAAAGACTGTAATTGTTCGGTCATGGGCTAACTCTTCAAAAGAGTACGACCCAACACGCCACGAGATTGTAACAAACAAAACCTTACGTCCTGATAAGCGCAGAGCTAACGGTAAAATAGACAAGGTTGCTCGTATTACTTACGGATTGCAAAAGCTATCAGTAAAACGAATGACACAAATGGCTTTCTCTATCCCTGTAAAGAGAGTATATGTCACAGGTACAGACAAGACCAAAATCGAACAATCAAAGGCGATTGAAGCAATCTACAAGGAAGCCCGAATAAATGCCGTAAACAGCAAGAGAATGCATGCTTATTTTGCAGCTTGCGAAATTGCTACTATTTGGTATGTTGTCCCTACAGAAGTGCATAACCTTTACGGATTTGAAACAAAGTGGAAACTACGTTGTCGGTCTTACTCACCAATGGAAGAGAAGTTTTCGAGAATTGAACAGTCTTCAATATATCCATTGAAAGACCGTTTCGGTGATTTGATTGCACTTAGTTTTGAGTACGTTATCACCGAAGACAATAAAGAAGTAACCTATTTTGAAACCTATACTAAAACTGCAAAGTTTGTTTGGAAACAAATTGACGGTGAATGGTCGGAAGTTTCAGACCCTTCGCTAATTTCAATCGAGAAAATACCTGCAGGTTACATGTCCCGCCCAATCCCTATTTGGGAAGACTCAACTACATCTACACAGGAAATTGAGTTTACACTTTCGAGAAGTAGCGATATTATCAAGAAAAACGCTGCTCCGATACTTGTTGTTGAGGGTGACTTAATTGGTGAGTCTAAAGTTCCCGAAGGTACATTGGCAAGAGAAGTGTATCAAATAAAGGGTGCAGGTAGTGTGAAGTATGCAACTTGGGAACAACAGATTGAAGCGCAAAAGTTCCACATATCAACTCTAAAACAGAACGTTGAAGAGGAATTACAGTTACCTAACTTGTCAATGGAAAACATGAAAGGTCTTGGAGCAATAAGCGGTGAAGCCCGAAAAACCCTATTGACAGAAGCCCATTTGAAAGTTGGTGACGAAAGCGGTGATATTATCGAAATGCTTGAAAGAGAGTTCAATGTAATAAAGGCTTTTGTTGGTCAAATGAATAAGGCTTGGGTAAGCTCAATCGGAGAGCTAAAGGCTGAACACATTATAACTCCATTCATTCAGAATGACGAACAGGCAACCATTGACAAGCTTTCAAAGGCTACAGGTGGCAAAGCAATGCTTTCAAGAAAAGAAGCTGTAAATATATTGGATTGGGTCGATGACAAAGAAGCTGAAATTGCACAATTGGATTTAGAGGAACAACAGTCAAATTCAGTCGATGCGTTCCCAACATCTAAGTAATGGAAGAAGCAATATTTAAACTACTCAACAGGTTGGCCGGAGAGAAACGGTCAGCCTGTAAGTTTCCAACCTACACAACGAAGCTTGAAATTGATAACGCTGTTTCGGATGCCTTAAACAAACTCTATTCAGATGGTCGGATAAAGGTTGGAGATACAGCAAATGGCAAATGGATAGAAGTTATTTGATTTTGCTTTACAAATGCACTATCCGACAGCTCGCAAAAACAATAAAAAAGCAAATAGCTGCTCACTAAAATAATCAAAATGACAAATGCAAATAGTAATGAAGTAAGTAATGAATTGAATTATTGGGCTAAAATGGAGATTTGTCATTTGCCTTTTGCTATGCAAGACTTGGCTAGATTCTGTTTGGGTGATTACATAGCTGCAGGAATGAGCCGAATGGTGTTTGATTGGAAATTTACTCCAAATACTGTTGTTAAGTTTTGCAAGGCTGAGGATTGTCAATCTAATTGGAATGAGTATTCTGTTTGGCAAACTGTAAAAGATACCAAAAATGCAAAGTGGTTTTGTCCTGTAATAGACATCAGCCCATGTGGTCGATTCTTACTAATGGAAAAAGCTCGTACGATAACTACAGAAGACAAGCTTCCGAAGAAACTACCAAACTTCTTTACAGACATTCACACAGGGAATTTCGGGTATATTGAAGACAGATTCGTTTGTATAGACTATCAGTTTATTTCCCGTTCAATAGATTTATCATTTTGTACGCAAAAGCAATCAGTAAATTGGGTTTAATATCATGCCAAAAATAATTAAGATTGATTTCGAAGCGGAGCATTTCAACCGTACCGAGATAGCAGCAAAACGAGTTCAGCAGATTTATTTAGCCACGATAAAGGAAGCAGCTCAAATCGCTACCTCAATAACTAATGTAGACCTTTCTAAGCCGTTTTCATTTGCGGACTATCCAAGTACCAACGCAAGAGTAAAAAAGCTAATAGCGACCCATTACGGCATGGTATCGAATGTAATTACCAATGCTACACTAGAAGAGTGGAGCGAAGCCTGTATAAAAAGTGCTGAATTAGTAAAAGCGATTGCCGGCAAAACAAAACTTCTACCTGAGCAAATTGCAAAGTATGGAAATAGGAACCTCGAAGCACTGAGCGCCTTTCAAAAACAGAAGTACAACGGACTCGGTTTGTCGGATAGAGTTTGGAACTTATCGGCTCAATTCAAAACCGATTTAGAGATGGGCCTAGATTTAGGGTTAGGTAGTGGAATGTCAGCAACCGACCTTAGCAGAGAATTGAGGGGTTTCCTGAACAATCCCGATGAACTGTTCCGAAGAGTTCGTGATAAGAACGGAAATTTGAAACTTTCAAAACCTGCAAAAGCATTTCACCCAGGAGCGGGACGTTATCGGAGTTCGTACAAAAATGCAATGCGACTAACTCGGAACACAATCAATGAAGCATACAGGGAAAGCGATCATCTGCAAAGGCAGCAATTAGATTTCATTGTCGGGTTTGAAGTGGTTCGCTCCAATCATGTTTTTGCCTGTCCTATTTGCGATGCACTGAAAGGTAAATATCCAAAGACGTTTCACTTTGTTTCGTGGCATGTTCAATGCAGGTGTCACGTTCTTGAAATACTAACAACCCAAGAGGAATTTATCAGTAAGCAAAAGCGGTTATTATCCGGCTTAGCAGATATTCCTTCTAAGTCAGCGAATGAGGTTACCCACCTACCCGATGGATTTAATAAGTACATGAAAGACAACAAAGAGAAAATCCGAAGGTCGAGTGATAGAGATACGCTCCCTAACTTCATAAAGCATAACAGAAATTTAGGTATAATCAAGTCGATTCTAACCGTAAAATAGTAAAGGGCAGCCGATTGGTTGCCTTTTTTGATGGTATAAAGTTAAACTATTCATAAACGCTAAAATAATATGCAAAATGTGATTGTAATACAATCATATATTAGTACCTTTACATAAAGAAATCAACTAATAAAAAATAAGCATTATGGCAACTCTTAGGACTTCAAAAGAAATTAAAGACTACTTTATTAGTTTGGGTATTGATAGTGAACTAATTAATAGTGTGTCTATTAACATACAGAACAATTTATTTGGAAAGGGAGTTGCTGCAGATGGGCTTTATATTCATTCATTTGGGAAGGACAAAAAACCTGCATTGTGGGTTCGTTCTATCAAAAATTTAGATAGGTTTCATTTTGTTTGTCTTCATGAACTTGGTCATCACATGCACTATTCGGTTATGCCTTCTTGGACAAAAAATGCAACTGAATCGCAGAAAGAGGGTATTGCTAATTTATTTGCATATGGCGAATATAAAAGATTTGTATCATGATTCTATATTTTGAAATGACATTTGAAGAGTTCTGTTTATCTATAAAAACAATTAATTCCAAACAGTATTGCGAAGATGTTTATAGACTGGGTAAGACTCACTGTATAGGTTGCTATTACTACCTTTATGTGGATAACGATTTACAATTTATTAATCCCGTTTTGAAAAAAGATAGAGGTAAAAAAATTCTGAAATCATTTTATAGCACATGTTCTATTCAAGACGTTAAGGAAAAGGCTTATAATTATATAATTGAATATGCAAAAGAAAATCAACTAATTTAAATCAGTATTAAAAAAGCAACCGAATGAAACACACAAAAGGAGCATGGTACTACTTTAAAGACCACGCAGGAACATTCACAATCAACACGGAAAAGGGAAACATTGCACAGGTGTTCGCTCCCGAAAATGCAGAGCCAGGGGAAGAAGAAGCAAACGTAAAAATAATGAATGCCGGTTCTGTAATGTTGAAAGCTCTTCAATCAGCTAAGAAGGATTTTGAAATGTTGTTGGACGGAACTTGGGAAATGAATAACGAGGGATTGGAGTCAACTCTATCAGTATTGAATAACGCAATAAATAAGGCAATAAAATGAAATATACAGAAGGAGAATGGTTTGTAAGTGGTGGGAATGAAATAGTTTCAATGCCATCACAATGTAAAATAACAAATAGAGTAAGCGGTTGGAATCAACAAGAATCAGAAGCAAACGCACAATTGATAGCTAATGCTCCGGCAATGTTTGAAGCATTGAACCACATTACCCATATTTCAGAAGCTCATTCAGTAAAGGGTTGCACTTGGGGTGATACTGATTTGGACAGTGTTTCAGTTGCACACGGATATAATCAATGTTTGGAGTATTTACAAGAAATCGCTGCAAAGGCAGTACTAAAAGTAATTATATGAGCGAAACATTCAACCAAAAGAAATTCCTATTGCCGGATAGTTCAAATAGCATGGCTTGTTATCATGCTAAAATCATGGAAGACGGAATTATGAAACTCACTATCCACGATTGCAAGGGTTCAATCCAATTGCATAACGATTTGACTAACCCCGAAGAAGTCCCCGAAGCAATTAAAAAGCTCGAAAGTTTAATCAAAGGTCTTGGAGAACTTCAAGATTTTATCTACCAAAATCATTTTAAAAAAGTCGTATATGAAAAAAGCTAGAGCAACAAAGGAGAATAAAAAGCCTATCACGAAAGATGATATACTTGACGAAATTGTCCCAAAAAGAGCAGTTGAAAAAAATGCAAGAGCGTTGAAGGTATTCAAAATGAAACCTGATCTAAAAACAAGAGGTGTAAACTCCACGGATTTTGGATTTACTCAAAAGCTAATGATGTTTGTTTTGCCGAGTTTGACTAACACTGAGATAACAGAGAAATTCAAGCTCAGACTAAATCACGAACCGGTTTCAAATTTTCGTAAAGTAAAGTCAGTATGATAGCATTTCAGGTAACAGCGTATTTAATTATAACAATCGGAATAGTCCGTTTTCTCAATGTAGTTTTAAAAAATATCTAGTCATGACAGAAAAAGAAGTAAAATTGCTTGAAATAGCAAAAGAAATAATTGAGTTGAATAAGTTTGGTTGTTTGGATTTAAAGCTTACAGGTAGCTTAATGCTTGCACACATGGGAATAAATAAAAGAAGGGAAGCAAACGACATTGATTTTCTTGTTGCTGATTATGCAATTGCAGAGGTTGGAAATGAATTATGTCCAATTTTGCCCGATGGTTTTCAAATGGACTACGAAGGGAAAAGGTCATGTCCAACAGCAATAAAGTTTATAAACTCAGTATCGAATTTGAGTATTGATTTTTTACCAACACATGAAGGCTCTGAGATTGTAGACGGTATCAACTGCAGCGATGTTGGTTATTTGATTCAAGCAAAAGAAATGATTATTGAACAAACGCCATACGAGGAAACTGCGATTAAGCACATTGAAGATTTAGAGTACTTATACAAACATAACGATTTTTAATCATGGCACAGAAAAAAACAAGAAACGACTACGAAGCGTGGCTAAACAAAATCGGTTGTACTCTCCCGAAACAGTATTTTCAATTTGGGGAAAAGAATTATTTCCGTTACGGAGAAAATCAAACGAAGTACGGGACCACAATGCGACTCCACGACCCTGAGCAGTTCAAAGAAGGTTATCCTATTTGGAAAGGGGGAAGATATGATTGATGAAGAAAAAGTTCCTCAGACAATTGAAGAGGCTGCAGAAGAGTATTTAAAAAATACTGTTGGGTGTATAAGCAAACACGCTTCTGAATGTGTAATTATTGATTTTGTAACAGGCGCAAAATCCGAAGCAGCAAAGGAGTATTGGAGAGCAGAGCTAAAAAAGGAAACCATTTTCGAAAGAGTTTCAGGGCTTGGCCGGATTGCAATTATTGGTCATTGTGGATTGGATGGAATGGTTGAAAGAGTCGGACAATTAGCTATGGAGAGAGGTTGTGAAATGACATTTTTGGATGATAGTAATGTTCAAAAAGTGTTCTCAATGAACAGTGGTGTTCCTTCTATGAAAGAAGAGTTTGAGAGATTAAGCCTGTCATTGCATAATATTTTAGAGGACTATTCCCCACGACCCTACGACCGAAAACAGATGTCAAACAATAATTATAAAAAGAAAAGGAGAAAGTAAAATGAAAGCAACAATTTCAGTAAAGCAAGAAGTAAACATTGTGACGTTACACGTTGCAGCACAAGTCCGTTATTGGGAAGATTCCGAAATAAACGGAGAAAGCGATTCAGAAGATGGGAAACTGATTCCATGTAAAGAAGGTGAATTATGGTGTCCGATTATAAATGTCGATAGTGGTATTATAACCAATTGGGAGCAGGGCAAAAAGGCTGAGATTCACTACAAAATTTGTGATTCAGGCAGTTACTACTTGAAGGATGAAGAAGGCAATACAGTACTTCAAATCGAGGAAGACTACGTTCCTAAAATGCTTGACCCAACAGATGACGGCTATGGTGACTATATAATTTTCAACGTTGACGAAAATGGTTTAATCGAAGATTGGAAGCAAACACTTGACGGTTTTGTTGGTGATGAAGATTAAATATGTAATATTCAGATTGTCAGTATATTAGAAAATAAATGTTATTTTATTACAGAAAAGTGATTGTAATGCAATCACTTTTCTGTATTTTTGTTGCCTATAGTTTAAGACTTAGGCTACAAACCGTTATGAAATATCGTAATTGTTAGTTTATAGGATTTGTATTCAGGTCTTGCAAACAAAAACAATTAATTCATAACAGAATGAAAAACAAAGTATTAGCACAATTAAAACTCAAAGCGTCATCGTTGGGGTTTAATCAAACAGAGCTTGACGGAGTTGCAACATCCATTGCTGCAAATCTTACAGCCGAATCCACAGATGATGAAGTTGCGACAGCAGTCACAACCGTACTCCCTTACTTGCAATTATCGCAGTCTTCATCCAATCGGATAATCAATGCAGAGAAAGCAAAACAAGCTACCGAAGCACTCGCTAAAATTGAAGCTGATAAAGAAGCTGCAAGAATACTAGCAGGGGGCACACCACCAAAAACAGATGAAACCAGTGCAATGGCTATCCTCGAAGCAAGACTTAAAGCGCTTGAATCAGGCAATGCATCCAAAGACAGAAAAGCAACTTTTGAAGCAACTTTGTCAGGGCTAATGCCAAAGCAAAAAGAATCCATGTTGAAAGACTTTGACCGTATCAACTTTACAGACGATGCGGATTTTCAAACGTATCTAGCTGAAAAATCAGTCACGATCCTTGGAATTAATCAAGAGTTGGCAGACGAAGGCCTTTCTAAAATGGCACGTCCTGCAGGTGGTGGCAGTGAAAAAACTGAACTTGACGAGTTTGCAAAAATGCAAGCTGAGATAAACAAAACTACTTAATTTTTAATAAATAAATTATGGATTATCAAGCAACCCCCCAAAGTGGGAAAAGTTACATTCACATGTGGGATGTAGCATCGACAGTTGTTTTCGTCGGTGGTTTTCTTGTTGACAAATCATCTTTGCCCCTTGGCTTAGAAGTGTTACCGAAAGGAACATTTTTAAAAGTTGACTTGACTGAGAGAAAAGCATCAGTTGTAAAAACAGCTATTTTGTATGAAGCGATTACTGCGCTTTCAACTGCGGTAAAAATCAAAAAGGGTTCATTGCTCATTGCAACCGATGTAGTCGGAACAGGAGCAAACAAATCAGTGGTAGGTGTAATCACAACTACTGACCCATTGTTCGACAGTTTCCCTATTGTTGCAAACGCTCTTGGAGTTATTGCTTTGGGTGGAGTTGTTCAGTCGTACACTGCTGCAGGTGTGGCAATCAATCCCGATGGGTTGAATTTCTGCAATGTGGATATTGATGCTCAACCATCATGTTCTGTAATCTATGAAGCCCGTGGAGTTGTGCCGGAAGCGTTGCCTAGTGCAATCACTGATGCGATTATCGGAGCTTTGAAGTTCGTCCAATTTCTTAAAAAATAATCTGCTATGAAAAACATTTTAGAAACCATTCAAAATCCGGTGTCATTCAGCATTTTCGTAAATGAAAATATGAAGACTTCTACCTACCAAGT